AGTTTATGTTATGGGTAATATTACTAAATGCTGCTTTTTGCCATATCTCAAAAAAAGTTCTTTCTCTCATAAACTTATCTGTATAAAATGTTGCAGTGACCTCTGGTGTGGTATAGTTATATACAAACTTTCTTGTAGGTCCGTTATGTCTAATTTCTTTTTGTACAGCCTCTCTACTAGGCATAGTAATCTCACTACAAAATGCTTGTACTCGTCTTTTTTGTTGAGGTGTATTTACAGATGCTATCAATTGTGGAATAGAAAAACCATTTTGTTCATCTTCCATAGTTTGTGTTGTCACTTGATCTAACGAACCATTTGGTAATGCAAACTCTACATAAAATCTAGCCTTTCTTTGAAAGCCTTCAGCCTCATTGACCATGGCTTGAAATCTACCCATGGTAGTTTCAGGATTACCACCAGCTTTCTGTCTTAATCGTGGATCAGATTGTACATCATCTAAACTTCTATCTCTAGGTAAACCTATTCGTATATCAAATCCACCAATTCTTTTTCCGCCTCTTAAAATTGCCATTACTTATCCTTACATTGACATCTTTTGCCAAATAGTTTTTCTATTAGTTTGTTCCAAAGTTTTTTCATTTCTTATCTTCCCATGCCTCTGGACATATTTTTTTCATTGCCTCTATAATTTCTTCTATTGTATATGTCATTAATATGGTTGTCCTTTTCTAAACTGCGCAACAGGCAACATAACTGCCAATGCCGCTTCGTCAAAATCAACTCTTAAAAAACTTGATCTAACATGCCCATACAAATATTTTTTAATTGTATTTTTAGCTATACTCACATTTTTTATACCATCATAAGTGGCATCAATTCTTGTACTAGGTTTCATACCACCAGTCGCATATCTTTGTAAATTATTTAAAAGACTTATTCTTTGCACTGGTCTTATGTAGTGAAAGTTTAAACCCATAAATCCACCTGGTATTGTTTCTATTGGTAATACAAGTGGAAACCTATCATACAAAGGTAGTACCTGTTTATATTTAGGGTCATAAAAGAAGAAGTTTAGTCTACCTTTACTAGGAATACCATTTAATTTACCTGATCTCATTAGAGCAGCCGCAGTTACTCTATTGTTTAAATCAGCAACGTTTTTTCTATACCAATCAACACTCTTACGAATGCCACCTTGTTTTGTTTTTATAGGGTCTAGTATTGATATAGCCATTTGCTAATATTTATAATAAAAAAGGCGCCCTTTTCAGAGCGCCTTCCAAAGTTATTGATGTGAGAGAGAATTACTCCTCTTCTGCCAATTTACTAAAATAAGATAATGTGTCATCATCTTCACTAGCAGATGGAGTTACATCATTACTTTTCGCAACTGCACTGCCGTTTTTAGGCGGGAGGTCTGTTTTATCAGCAGTTTGTGCGCTTCGTACACCTGTAATTGTCCTATTCAGTTTCTCTTTGAGTTCATCATAGGTTTTAAAATTATCGGGTGCAAGAAATGGTTTCAAAGGGTGTTGTGAAGACCAAATAGTTTTAATTTGATCGTCACTCTCTTTTATTTGAGACACGCTTTCAAATTCAGATTTGTCATAGTTCCAATAACCATCAACTTTTCTGATTTTTAGTTTAAAGTTAGCACCTTTCCAAAAATCAAATGGGTTCATTGGTTTCTCATCTTCAAACGCTGGTTGCATTGCTTCTGTAATCTTATCAAAAATTTTCTTACCAAATTTAAATAAGAATACTTTACCCTCGTTCTCTGGATGCTTAGGATCAGAAACTACAAAAATATTTGAGTAGTATGATAATTTTCTTTTTCTTTTTCTAGCGATTTCTTTATCACTATCTAAACCTGTATTCCAAAGTCTAGTATTCTCTTCCGACACAGGGTCTTTTTGGCCTAGTGTTGTTAGAGAGTTTTCAATATACCAACCACCTACATCTTGGAATGCATGTGACCATACTCTTTGCCAAGGTAAGTCTTCACCTTCTGGCGCTGGTAAAAATCTAATTACAGCAAAACCATTTCCAGTTTTATCTAGTTCTGGTTTCCAAAATCTGTCGTCTTGGTATTTTGATTTGTTTTTTTCTTTGTCCTCAGGATTGAGGTTTGCCTCAATGGCTTTCGTAAGTTTGTCAAAGTTACTTGACGATTGTTTTAATGTTTCAAAGTCCATATTTTCTCCTATTACTTTGTATTCGTTGTATTTGTGTTACCTGTATAATCGGTATCAATTTTATTTATAAGAGTTCTCACGTTCATTTACCCATTTTTTTAGGTCATCTTCTCTGGCCTTTTCATTATAGGTAGCTTTTGGTAATGATCTCTTAATTTTGTACTCTTTATAACGCTCACACCAACTGACTATTGTGTCTAATATTTTATATATTATTTTATCAAACATATTAGCTCTAATATATCACACTATTGGCTATCTGTCAACCCTGATACACAGCCAAATCGCTTGTTTAGTTCATCAAAGTTTATATACTCAACGTTCTTACTTTTCCACTCTGGTACCATGTTATTGATATTGTCACCACCCCTAATACCTCTAGGGTTGACTTTTATAAACTTGACTTTTGGAAACTCTTGCATTAATGTATGCCATTGACTAATCCAGTTCACATCTGGTATAGGTTTGTTTTTTGCGTCACCATAATTTTGTGTTGATTTATACATATTGTTTATAAAGTTATCATTACTTTTTAAATCGTGTCCTATCAAATATAATTCCTCTAAATCTTTATTTTGATTTAAGGCAACCCAACCACTAGTTGCACCACAAGCCCAACCATTATCTTTACCACCTAATTCTTTATATGTGTGTGCCTTATCATTAGGGTTAATCCAACTTACAAAACAACCTGTATGATTGATATTTTTCTTTTCTATTTGTTCACCACCAGCAATTCTTTTGATTATACCAACTTGACCTGAAATTGCTGAACCATGAAATACAAACTCTTGCCTATCTTCTCTTTTGTTTTCATATATTTTAAAATTCTTTTTAGCAACATCTATTTGTTCTGGTGTTAGATTGGCGTAAACAACCATATCATATGTCATACCTGGTATTGGATTCCAGTCTCTAAACCAAGTTTCATTATTGTCACAATAACCACTTTGATATATCTCGTGCATCATTGGTCCGTCTACAGAACACAATACATCTGGTGTAAAGTCTCTATACAAACCATTACAACCATATATTTTTCCGTGTGGTCTTAATTTGATTAGATCAACTGGCGATCTACTTTGTCCATTACCTATACAAAATATTGTTTTAGCCATTAACAAATACCTCTTTCATAATTAATTTACATTCTGTCGCATTAAAGTTTACAAATGGTTTCACTCTGGTAACCTTAAGTGAGATTTCAGGCCATACAATTTTCTCGGTAATTTCTTTATTCCAATTTTTAGTAAAGCCAAGAAAGTGATCAAGCACGACCGCGGTCTGGTAACTAATTTTCCTTTGAATAAGTAAACGTAAGACTCTTGGATGCTGTCCACCAATAGGAATAAACCCATCATCAAAAGAAATATTACGCCTGCTAAAGTCACTAACAATATTTCCGCAATCTTGTTTAAAATGATAGGTAAAAGCCTCTTTGCGTTTTTTGTAATCCAGATAAACGTCTCTACCATCATTTGCCAACAGATTACCAATCCATCTCTTGCTATCTGAAAGAAAGTTAGCAACAAAGAAATCAAGTATATCAGTTTCTGCATATCTCGTACTTAACTTATGAAAAAAGTATCTGTCCTTTCTCTTTGTAAATGTGTCAAGTTTTGTATTAACCTTACCACCATACTTATAATAATCATATGTGTCTGTTGTAAAGTGTAATTTAACAGCCAGATAAGTTTTATATACATCAAACCCACCATACATAATTACAATGGTAATTTACCAGCTGGAGGTGTATTTAACATATTTAATTTAACAGCCTCTACTTCTATTTTTTCTTTTAATGATTTAGAAATTAAACTACCAACTTGACCAGTGTCTAATCCATTCTCATCACAATACCAAATAACTGCATCCATGTGAGATATTTTCTTTTCTTTTACAACACCCTCTATGGTTAAACTAAATTCTTTACTATTCATATTTTCTATGTATGTGTTTTCTTAATGCTCTTGTTAGTTCTTCTATCTTGTCTATGATAGCAATAAGACTAGGATCAGTTATATACTTACTTGCCTCTTTTACTTGGTCTCTTAAATCGTTATATTCTTTGATTGAGATTCTAACCATTGGACTGGTATCTCTTGTGGATTCATTCTCAAAGGTCTTATCATTATCTTTATCATCTACACTTGTCATTCACTCCTCCTTAATTTAGTGGGCGCCTCCACTCTCGCATCAGCGCCCTTTGTCAATTGACTATTATAATATACCACACATTCTTAATTTTGTCAAGTCCTCGTTGGCAATTCAAATTGTAAATTTGGGTTTAATTGTATGTCAAAACTTCTAAACATCACACAGCTGTATTGACTTCCTGGTGTGTTTACAGTTGCCATTGAATTATTGTCCTCAAAATTTACCCAATATGTAATTATATAAACAACCTCACCTGTAGGTTTACCACCTGCTCTTCCATAACTTACATTAAATGGTTGTAAATTAGCTTCTTTCGCAAAATCCCATAATGTCTCGTTTGATAAACATATGACTGGCACTTGTTCCATCCATGCGCCTGGTAATTGTTCTGGTCTTAATTCATCTTCTTCAGCATGTAATATACCAATAGACAGTATAATACCCACTAGTCCTGATATGATTGTTTTATACATTGGCCTCTCTTACAATAAAATATGGGCCAGATTAATCTTGCTTGATTTTATCTTTGTTTTGTTCCTGATAATATTTATAAAACTCGTCAATAGATTTCATCAAAGGTTGCATATAATCTTTCTTTTCTTTGATAAAGTTTTGTACCGAGCCATCTTCAGAGGCAAGTAAGATAACGACTTGATCTATGCTTTTACCAAAAGTCTCCTCATACATTTGAGCATATGCTGTCGTTTGTAAGAAATAGTTGTCAATCCAACTTTCTTGTCGTTCTTTATTCGCAGTTTTAAAATCAATTACAGATAATTTACCATTAAATTCTGCCACACAGTCAACTTGACCAGCGATAGTTAATTTTGGACTATACATTATTGTTTCTAATAAATGTATGTTATCTATTTGGTCAATGTATGGTCTTAACAGTTTAAATAAACCTAATGGCAATACACCTCTTTCACTTGGTGTTTTACCTTTTAGATATTCTTCAACTAATAAGTGAGTTGCTTTACCACGTCTAGCCGCTCTACCCATTTCCCAATTGGCAACATCTTCACCAATCTTCTCACGCCAACCTTGTAGTTCTGCTTTCTTTTTGATACCTAATACACTAGTTACAGATGGATATGCTTTTCCGTCTATATCATAGAAACGAAATCCATCTACTTTTTTACCTTTAGTGACTGGAAGTTTTGATTTGTCTAAATCAATAAAATTAAATTTTTTCATATTATATTCACCTTCATATTTTACTACACATAATATATCATATTATAGGCAATCTGTCAAGTGCTAGACTGACCTATACTTCATAAACATATAATTAAGTTCGTC